TGGTATGTTCGGGTTTTACTTATCCCTGGGAAAAAATCAATTTTACGGAATATAGATAGTATTAATCAGACTACAATTCCAACATTCTTACTATGTCCCAACAAATTTATCCCGATATATTATATATAGCACCCCACCATCATGAAATTCAAAGGTATCGGTCCCCTTTGCACCCCTGCGTATGTGTATTTAGTCATCTCGGTCATCGCCCTCCTCGTGATGTTCCTGCAGAACTTTGGTAGCCGTGGGGTCTACTGCCTGGGTTCCTACACGTGTGACAATGTCGACGTCGCCGTCATCTTCATCGTCAAAATCTTGTATGTGCTCCTCTGGACCTGGATCCTCAACCTGATTTGTGGGGCGGGTGCTGAAGGGTTCGCTTGGTTCTTGGTCCTCCTTCCCTTCCTCCTCTTTTTCATCCTGCTCGCCATGGTCATGGTCTAATATCCACGCCCCACCCCCCTCTCCAAACCCACTCAAAGCCACCCAGTCATATCTAGGTACCGACCAAGATATGACCGTCCCACCCCCCACCCAGCTCATCGTCTCTCTCACCACGATCCCCAATAAGTTCCCCCATATTTATCCTACGATAGATAGCCTTCTATCCCAGACCGTCCCTCCCCAGAAAATCATCGTCCATTTTGCTCGGACCTATTCCCTACGGTTCGGAGGTGACCCCATTCCCCCGGAACAATTGGCCCAATTTTGTGAGCGGTACCAGTCACACCCCACGGTAGATATCGTACTTCACCAAGTCGACCAAGACCAAGGTCCCGGTACCAAACTCTTGGGGCTGTTCCAAGACCAGACGGTGGATTTCGCAGACAACCCCACCACGACCCCATCCCCTACGTATATCGTCTTGGTCGACGACGACCATATCTATCACCCCACCTTTTTAAAGGGATTTACCCAAGCCATTCGTGACCATCAGGTCTTGGTAGCATCGTACTACTGCTATCCCCTCGACGATATCACGGTGGGTCAAGGGGCGGACGGGTTCCTCTTTTACCTCCCCCTTGTTCGCCATTTTATCACCCACTATTGGTCACATATTCATACTGAAGATTATGTCAAGTACCACGACGATGTGTATATCTCGTATTTTTTCCACCTCTTGGGTATTCCCATTTACCATGTCCCGTCCCCCCGTATTATCTATACCTTTGGTCCCGCGGCGGAGACGGATGCCTTACACTCCATCCCTTCGGAAGAAAAATATACCCGCCACCGTCTCAATCAACAGGTACCGGCCATTTTGAAACACCTCCGGGCCCAGGGGAAATTTGACGGTATATCTATATAGTCCCCTCACCACCACCCCCACCTCCACCCCCTGAATGTCTGGTGGTCCATGAAACACACCACTTCCAAGAATCGCCCCCCACACCCACGACGCACCCGGAAACATCGCCCCTCCTCCCCTAGGCTAGCGCCGAGCCCTACTTTGGCCACTCTCCCCCTGGCGGGCCGGGTGTTAGACGAAAACCGTCAAGGGTGGAAGGTCATTGAAATTCACGGCCGTCCGTATGAGCGGGGGCTAGCTCACGGGGTGTTATTACACCAAGAACTCCGGACGGTGTTGGCCAAATTCCCCTTCATCATCAACCATGAGATAGAAGTCACCTATAAAAAATACCTCCGAACCTGTCGACGTACGATATCTCCCCTGGTTCGGACCCACTACCCCGAGTTTTACCAAGAACTGGCCGGTATTTCTCAAGGGGCATCCACCCAGGGTGTCCAAATCTCGGTCGACACCCTCATCGCTTGGAATGCCCTCATGTCGATGTATAACTATTTCCACTACGATTATACCCCACAGCAAATGGCCCGTCGTCGGCACACATCCCCCACCCTCCATACCCGGTGTAGTGCGTTCATCGCCACGGGGAAGGCCACCAAGAACGGTAAAATTGTCATGGGACATACGAGCCATTCGGACCTGGTCTCCGGGTCCCTCTTCAATATCATTGTGTATATGACCCCCGAGAAGGGCCATCCCTTTTGTATGCAGACGGCTCCGGGGTACATCGCCAGTGGAACCGATTGGTTCATTACCAAGGCCGGTATCATGGGGTGCGAAACCACCATCGGGGACATCAACTATCAGCCGGATTTCCATGAAGGGCGTACCCCCTATTTTTGCCGTATCCGGGAGGCCATGCAATACGGTACGAGCCTGGATGACTATACACGTATTATGACCCACCGTAACGCGGGAGATTATGCCGGGTCTTGGCTCTTGGGGAACATTCATACCAACGAAATCATGCTCTGTGAAATCGGGCTCCATGTCCAAAACATCCAGCGAACCCAGGACGGGATATTCTATGGGATGAACAGTGCCATGTCGTTCGAACTACGTGCCCAAGAAACCACGGACCAAGATTTTTTCGATATGAGTACGACGTCGGGGGCCCGTAATTACCGGCTCCACGAACTTCTCCACCGAACCTACTACGGAAAACTGACCCCCCAAAACGCTCAAACCATTCTCTCGGACCACTACGATGTCATGTTACATAAGGACCACCATCCCAGTTCACGTACGGTCTGTGTCCATACTTACCAAGACTCGGACATTGACTATTACCCTCATGGTTGTCAGGATGGTAAGGTTATCGACACCGAGATGGCCCGGAAGCTCCAATTCATGGCTCGCTGGGGACCGGCCTGTGGAACCCCGTTCCGTACCCACCAATTTGTACGAGACCATCCCGAATATGCACCATGGGAACGGGTCTTGGTCGATTTCCCAAGAAAGTCCTGGACCCCCATCACCGCGGACCCCTAGACCCACCATACCCACCACGCCCCCTTCATACCATGAACATTTGAATCTCATGGTATGTTATAGGATGTCCACCCATCCCGAAAAAGTCCCGATAAGATATTTACCCCCGGGGTTGACTCCCCAAGACCGGGCCCGTCAGTCCCGTAGTCTCCGCCGGTCACGTAAGGAATATAAAAAAGGTAAGTATTATACCCGTAAATCCGTCGCATCCTTCAAGAGCCGCCCGTCGCATCATGTGGCCACGGCTCGCCGTATGTATCATATAGAAAATATATCACCCACTCCCCAACTGGCTCGGGCCACGGGATGTTCGGTCAAGGCCATGCAAAAGATTGTCAACAAGGGTGAAGGGGCGTATTTCTCCTCGGGGTCTCGGCCCAACCAGACGGCCCAGTCTTGGGGGTTTGCCCGGTTGGCCAGTGCTCTCACGGCGGGTAAATCCGCGGCGGTCGACTATACCATCTTGGAACAGGGATGCCGTCCCGATGCCCCCGCTCTCGTTTTAGCTAAGAAGGCCAGACACAAGTACGGAGATGGTCATGGTCATACCCGACGTACCCGTATTATTTCTCCTTGACCATCCCCGTCCCCATCCCCTCTTTCGTGAACATGACATCGTCCTTGGGTATATTTTTACTATAGAGAGACGGGGCAGACTCGACAAACTTACTGTATTTACTCACGACCTTGGTCTTGGAAACTTCTTGTAACGGGGTCAACAACAAAGTAGTATCTTCACCTTCGGTCGCCCCCACCACTGTCTTGGTCCCCGGTTCTCCCTTTTCCCCTACTTCCAGGTCATAATCGGTCACTACCGAATTGGTCACTACCCGTTCTTCGGTCTTGTTCGGGTTCACCCAATGATGAAAATTTTGAAACAGTTTACGGTCGGGACGGGTGGTCCCCCCCGTCTTTTCGCCCTCGTCGTTCCCTCCGGATTCGTCGGGAGATTCCGTCGTCACACGGTCCGGTGCAAACTTCACCCTCGACTTCTTGGTAAAAAAGTCTTCTACCAAGATGGACTTGAGTTTGGCGGGGAACATATCATCATTGAATTTATCGGTCTGTTCCACAAAATAGCAGTAAATTTTCATCCGGTCTTCCAATGAAATGTCGTAGGGTTCATTCGTTTGATGAGCGACCAAGAGATGACACAATATATCGGTAATCATCGGGTCAAACTCTTCGGAACGTTTGACGAGGTCACAGTACAATTGAAACCGGTCTTCGTCGGACGCTTTGATTACCCCCATGGTCTTCCCTACGTGGGAATCGACCCCGACCCCGACCCCGACACCATGATGAGGGTTCAACGTATGGTTCAATTTGAAAAACGAGGCCAACCCCTGATGAAGTTTATGTACGGTCTTTGCGGTCACCTCTTCTCCGTCATTCTTGGTACTCATGGTATCGAACATACTCATGGCGGTAGTTCGATGCACGGGATTTTTCAGGGATTTGATATCGATGGGGGCCAACTGGTCCATGATGGATTTGTCTAAAATATTGGAATTTTCCACCATCTTACGGTAGACATTGAATTTTTCGTCCAGGTACGAGATACCATCTCCATGACGGTTCTTAGGTTCCAAGGACAGTACCTTGTAGATATCGATGGCCAACAGATAGAAATCACGGCTGTACAACAAATCACTCTCCATCTTCTTTTGAACCTGTAGAAACAACTCGATGGAACCAATCAATCCCGTCACCAGACTCATCATACAACATATCACGGAGATGTATCCCTGGTCCACCCAGGGTTGTAAACCAATATTAAATACGGAAGCAAACGCAGAGATGATGATGACCGGGATTCTGAAATATTTCAACCGTGACTGTAAAAAAAAGTACTTGGTCTTATGGTAGTCGGATAAGATGATAGAGTTACACCGGATATTTTCCAACATGGCATCGACATCCGTGGGCCATTCGGACAGAATAGAGTCATCTTCGTTGTTCTTAATGGGTAGTGGATGTATCGCATGGTGTTTATTTAGTAATTCGTGGGACAAAGTGTTGAACGAGCCATCCGTCGTATGAGAGGAAGATACCGTCATCGGAATACGAAAGGGGGTATATATACTTGTCATAAAAAAGTCTCCGATGGTGTCTATGGTCAAAAATTGATTCAAACCATCCACTCATATTATGTCTTCATAATACATATAGAGTCAACCCTCCCATAACTATACCATCCAGATCTCACCCATCTCATACCCTTATACCACATCATGGAACATAAGATTACCATCAAAGACGTCATGCCCGAGGGAGATGCCTTACGGTTCACCCTGACGGGGGTGGATGTGTGTTATGCCAATGCACTTCGCCGGACCCTCCTCTCCGAGATTGACATATGTGTCATCAAGACGGAGAATGAAGAGGTCAACCAATGTTCTATCGAGGCCAATACCACCCGATTTCATAACGAGATTCTCAAACAACGCCTGAGTTGTATCCCTATTCATATCAAGGACTTGGAACTTCTACCCGATAAATACATCTTGGAATTGGATGTCTCCAACGATACGGATACTATCATGTATGTCACCACGGAACAGTTTCGGATCAAAAACAAGACGACGGAGAAGTATATCACCGAGGAAGAGACCCGTAAAATCTTTCCCGCGAACCCCCAGACCCAGGCGTATATCGACTTTTGCCGGTTGCGTCCTCAGGTAAGTGATGCGATGCCAGGTGAACGTATCAAGTTGACCGCCGAGTTTTCGGTAGGTAATGCCCGAGAAAATAGTATGTATAATGTGGTGTCCAAGTGCTCGTATATGAATACCCGTGATACGGTGGCCGAAACCCAAGAGTGGAACAGACGTGAAAAGGACCTCCGGGCCAAGTATCAGTCCATGACCGAAGAAGAGGTTGAATTTGAGAAACGCAACTTTCAGCTCCTGGATGCGGAACGGTTCTATGTCCCCAACAGCTTTGATTTTGTCATTCAGACGGTGGGTATTTATGACAATTTGGAGTTGATCCAAAAGGCGTGTATTGTGCTCCAGAACAAATTCGTCGATCTGGTGGAGAGTCTCACCAACGGTTCCCTCTCGATACGGGTGAGTGAGACCTCGATGGAGAATTGTTACGACATCATCCTGGAGAACGAGGATTACACGGTCGGTAAGATTCTCGAATACAACCTGTATGAACGCTTCTATACCAAGGACCAGGTTCTATCCTTTTGTGGTTTCAAGAAATTTCACCCCCATAATCTGGAGAGTGTGGTCCGTATTGCCTTTACCAAACCCCAAGAGATGGACCAAATCAAGTATGTGGTCAAAGAGGCGTGTATGGATTCTCAGAACCGTATCACCGAGATGTACCATCTCTTCGAGTCCCGTAACAGTGGGGTGAAGATTCCCCTTTCCATGAAGTAGACACCCAACCCCAACCCCAATCCCCACTCACACCCATAAGACTCTCCGAAAATTGATTTTTAATGGTGAGAGGTGATTCTGTGTTCAATCACCTCTGACAACCCCACCCCACCCCATACCTCATCCCCCACCACCAACTCACCCCCATCATCATCATGGAACTTCATATCAACCGTGTAGTGGATGAGTATATTGTCAAATTCAAAAATGATATCAAGACCAAGATGTTGGACCTGGATATGGTGAGGCCAGTGGAAGACCAGGGCCCGGATGCGGATGTCAATCTCGAAAAAATGCGTGAGCTCATGGAATATGTGTTTGAGTACCCGAAACTGGTCTTGACCAAGAAGGACCTCGTCATTTCCAAGAAAAAGTCCCCCATTACCATGGAAACGAAACGGGAGGGTGAGAACGACGGATTACCTTTCCCGGCCCATATGCAGTGTACGGCCAAACGTTCTGATGGTATTCAATGTACCCGTAAAAAGAAGAAGAATTGTGAATTTTGTGGTACTCATGCCAAGTTGGAAGCCACCCAGAAGCGGTCACCGTCGACGGAGCCGGCTCAGAAGATGGAAGTATCGGCCGAAGACATCCACGGTATTATCTACTACATCGACAAATTTAACAACGTGTACCATACTGAGGATATTTTAGAAGGAAAGGAGAACCCTCGTATTGTGGCCAAGGCCATCAAACATAGTGACAATACGTATACCGTCCCTGCCCCCGCCCCCTCCCCCCTGACGACGTAGACACGACCGCCACCGCCACCACTGCCACCACCACCACCATCTCAAGGTTCAGCGTCCTTGGTACTGATCTTACGGACGATGGATTCCGAAACCGCCACCACCCGATTCTCCAGTATAAATTTGTTCATATCCATGGCCTTGTCCGTATCCCCCTCGAAGTATCTAGATAAAATATCGACCAAGATCTTCTGAGTAATCGGACGCTTGACGTTTTTCTTTTTGTAGATAATCTGCCCGTCGTTCAAGTCAAAGCAGTCGATATCGTTGGTCTTCATAATTTGCATGAGACGCATCGAAATGTTTTTTTTCTCCACCCGGCGTTTGGCTTGTTCACGCTGAAGTGTTCGTATTTCGTTGTCGTTTCTCACCCATTCTTTGACGATTTTAACCAGTTCTTCCTTTTCCATGGGCACACTCCCGAGATTCACTGGGTTAGATTGTGATATATATTTATATGGTTATAGTACAAATATAGATAATACGTGGACCCCTTTTATCCACCCTGAAATCCACCCTCATACCCAATACCCAATACCCATACCCCATACTGAATCCATCATGTTTCGTAAAATGAGTCTCACGGTGACCCAGTCGAAGTATAATTCTACCAACAAGGCAATTCAGCCACCTCAGCCCATGTCCACCACCACCCGTATGTTACCCTTTTCTAAGCGTAATTTCTCTTCGATGACTCTTTCGATGAGTCCGGCGGTGGCGGTCATTCCGGCAATGATGAACCGCCCTCCGGCACAAGGGTATCAGCGGCATGTTCCTAATTTACCTACTTCGTCTGTTCAGCCGGATGGGACCCAAGTTCCCAAAATGCTATGGGGTAAGCCGACCTGGTATTTGCTACATATGATGGCGACCAAGGTGAAAGACAATTTATTCCCAGAGATCCGTACTCAGTTACTCACGACCATTTTTTCCATCTGTAGTAATCTACCCTGCCCCACGTGTGCTGAACACGCCAAGGACTATTTAACTAAAATTAATTTTTTGAATGTCCAGACCAAGGAGGAACTGAAGACCGTCTTGTTTAATTTCCATAACGAGGTGAACCAACGTAAAGGGTATCCTACTATGACGAGAATGGAGCACGATAATCTCTACCTACGTTCCGACCCGGTGGTTATCATACAAAATTTCATCCTGGCGTTTAACCGTAAAAACAAGAATATTCGGCTCTTGTCCGACGACCTCACTCGTCAGCGTATGACCGATTCCCTCAAAGAATGGTTTAAGCGGTATATTGGGTACTTCGACCCCCCGGTCATCCCCCCACCCTAACCCACCATAACCCACCCTAACCCGAATTTATGTTACGACACCGGTAGACGGTCTTGGATGGCCGGTTACACACTTCCACATTTCCGATATTGAGGTATTGGAGGTCAGCTCGCTTGGTGGCACGTATGGCGTAAGCCCACCCGATACCCCACCCGATACCAATAAGCATGGCGATGACGATGAAGACGATACTGTTACAGGAGTTGTTCAAGAGCCACAGAGTTTCAAAGATCAACAACAGGGGGAAGATGACCAAGATGGCGATGTTTTGCTGGAGAGCGACCAAGGCGTTGTGGTAGGTCACGGGGGGTGCCGTGAAGGATGTGACTAAATAGGCGAGTGTATAGGCGTAGACCAAGACATTCAAAGGGGCCTTGGACAGAGGTTGGATGATTCCTCCGGTGTTCGTGGGTATCGCCCCCAAATAAAACGTATTACAGCGGTGGCTCGGGGTCATCATGTCGTCTCCCAGACCTTTTTCGAGCATGAACGACGTGGAAACGGTGATGATGGTACCGATGGCCAACCCCACCAAGTAAATGGCCCCCCGAGCATCCAGATTGAACAACGACTGGAGTAAAAAATAAGAGATGAATATGATGGGAGCGATCCGAAAGATCAGGTAGATGACATTGAACAAGTTGTAAGTATTGGCACTCATGGTCCGATTCTTTCGGGGTCACTATACACTATGCCTACACAAATTCACTCCATCCAAAACGACATAAAGGTATCGAGTTATATTAAAATACCCTCCGTATCTTCACCACCTCCGTTCCACCCCCCCCCCCCCC